GAGGGCTCGGACGCGTGTGGGATCGTCGTCGTGGCGGTGATCGAGCGGGGGCCGCCGCACGGGTGGCAAGCCGTCGTGCTGGCCGACCGGTCTGTGCAAGCAACCTCGCCCCAAGGTTGGGCGGAGGCGGCAGTGGCGGCCTACTACGCATACGGTGCCGAGCGCATGGTCGCCGAGGTGAACCAGGGCGGAGACCTTGTGGAAACCATGATGCGGCAGGTCGACCCGGCGGTGAATTACCACGCGGTCCGTGCCTCGCGCGGCAAGGTCGCGCGGGCAGAGCCGGTGGCGGCGCTTTACGAACAGGGCCGGGTGAAACACTTGGGCCTGTTGGGACCGTTGGAAGATGAAATGTGCCGGATGAGCCTGACGGGCTATGAGGGGCAAGGCAGCCCCGACCGCGTCGACGCGCTGGTCTGGGCGCTGACCGAAGGGTTGCTGGAACCCGGCAAGCGGGCGCTGAAGCCCGGCATTCGGAACTTGTGATCACAAACTGAACTGCACGCGGGCGGTGTGCGGCGCAAGGCCTTGACGGCCTTGCGGCGCGTGCTGCCGCTCGGCTTGAGGAGAGAGGCCTATGGTATTGGATTTCTTGCGGAAAGCGCCGGCGGAGGTGCCCGAGCGCAAAGCCTCGGCCAGCGCGAAGCTCGCGGTGTGGGGGCAGGTGGGGCGCGTCGCGTGGAGTCCGCGGGATACGGTTTCGCTGACCAAGAACGGCTTTCAGGGCAACCCGGTCGGTTACCGCGTGGTCAAGATGATCGCCGAAGCCGCCGCCGCCCTGCCAGTGGTCGCACAGGACGTGGAGCGCCGCTATGACGTGCATCCGGTTCTGACGCTGTTGAACCGGCCGAACATGGCGCAGGGGCGTGCGGACCTGCTGGAGGCGGCCTATGCGCAGCTGCTGCTGTCGGGGAATATCTATGTCGAGGCCGTGATGCCGGAGCCTGCCAGCCCGGTGGAGCTGCATGTGCTGCGCTCGGACCGGATGAGCCTTGTGCCGGGCGCCGATGGCTGGCCGATGGCTTATGACTACACGGTAGGAGCAAAAAAGCACCGCTACGACCCGGAGGTGATCTGCCATATCAAGGCGTTTCATCCGCAGGATGACCATTATGGGTTGGCGCCGATCCAAGCGGCGGCAACGGCGATCGACGTGCATAACTCGGCCGCGCGCTGGGCAAAATCGCTGCTGGACAACGCCGCGCGGCCGTCGGGCGCGATCGTCTATCGCGGCGTCGATGGCAGCGGGACGATGACGCAGGACCAGTTCGAGCGGCTGCAGGCCGAATTGGAAACCCACCACCAGGGGGCGCGCAATGCGGGGCGGCCGATGCTGCTCGAAGGGGGGCTCGACTGGAAACAGATCGGGTTCAGCCCATCGGACATGGAGTTTCAGAAAACCAAGGAAAGTGCTGCGCGCGACATCGCGCTGGCCTTCGGGGTGCCGCCGATGCTGCTGGGGATTCCGGGCGACGCGACCTATGCCAATTACGCGGAGGCGAACCGGGCGTTCTTTCGCCTGACGGTGCTGCCGATGGCGACCAAGGTGCTGGCGTCGCTGGCGCAGTGGATGTCAGGGCTGACCGGCGAGGTGATCGAGCTGAAGCCTGACCTTGACCAGGTTCCGGCGCTGGCGACGGAGCGCGAGGCGCAGTGGCGCCGGATCGCCGATGCGGAGTTCCTGACCGAGGGCGAAAAGCGCCGGATGCTGGGCCTGCCGGAGCGGCCGGAGGGCACATGAGCGGGCGCGAGGGCACAGGCGGCTCGCGGTATCTCTATGCCCCGTTCGATGCGGCGAATGCCCGGATCGAAGCCAACGAACGGGTGCTGGAAGAGCGCTGGCAGGCGCTGACCTTCCGGCTTGAAGGGATCGAGGGCGCAATTGCCCGCCTTGAACGGCGCCTGTGGGTGGCGGTGTTCGGCGTGGTCAGCGTGATCCTGGCGCAAGGGGTCAACGAGCTGATCCAGATGAATGCAGGCGGATAGGAGTTTGATATGACGCCATTTTTGAGCACTGGCCTTGAAACCAAGTTCTGCCGCTTCGACAGCGCGCTGACGGTGGTTCAGGGCTTGCGGATCGAAGGCTATGCCAGCCTGTTCGGCGCGCCGGATCAGGGCGGTGATATCGTCGAGAAAGGGGCCTATGCCCGCAGTCTGACGTCGATGGAAACCGCTGGCCGCAACGTGAAAATGCTGTGGCAGCACGATCCGTCCGAACCCATCGGCATCTGGGACGAGGTTCGCGAGGATGGACGCGGTCTGTATGTGAAAGGCCGCCTGCTTGACAGCGTGGCGCGTGCCCGGGAGGCCGCCGCGCTGATCGAAGCGGGCGCGATCGATGGCTTGAGCATCGGCTACAAGACGGTGCGGGCCACGAAGAACGATCAGGGGCAGCGGCTCCTGTCGGAAGTGGAGCTTTGGGAAGTGTCGCTGGTGACCTTCCCGATGCTCCCGCAAGCGCGGGTCAGCGCGGAGGCGGCCACCGAGGCCAAA